CGTTCGGGACGGTGCCGAGCTTGGCGACGATGGCGTCCACCGCGGTCTGGAGCCCGGCGATGGCTGCGTCGAGTGCTGCTTGGTCGGCCATGATGATCCTTTCGTCGTGTTGGATACTGCGGAGTTTGCGGCTGATCGACTCTAGGTGGCGTTCGATCTTGTCGAGCCGCGTGTCGATCAGGTAGAGGCGCCGGTAGATGTCGTGCTCGTGTTCGTGCTCGTGGTGCTCCATACGCCCACCCTACTTAGTTGCGCTGCCGGTGGCGCGGCCGTGGCGGATGATGGAGTCAACTACCGCCCAGACGGCGGGGAGCACGATGCCGGCGATGGAGACGAGCTGCGCGGACGTGCCCTGCGTCATGATGCCCCACGCGACGACCTGCGCGGCGACCGCGGAGATGACGGAGAGGACTTGCGCGGCGGTGATGTCCGGGCTGGCGAACTTGCCCGGCTCGGACGGGGGTGTGACGGGTGTTGCGGGCATGGACGGCATGGGCTGTCCTTTCTTAGCGGTGTACGCCGAGGAGTGTGACGGCGGCGATGACGCCGACCTCGACGAGGAGGATCCAGCTCTGGGTGTTGGTCATAGCGCCTTTCCTATGAGGACGCCTGCGATAATTAGGCAGACGACGATGACGATGACGGCCACGGTGGGCATCTAATGGGGCAGGGAGCCGCACTGGACGAGCGGCAGCGACTCGAGGATCTCTTTCAGCCTGGCCCTGTAGGGCGGTGTGTTCGACTGCAACGTGAGCCTGGCCTCTAGTAGGGCGTGGATCGCGCAAGTGGTAGCGATGTCATCGTGGATTCGCACGACGCGCTCCGTGTCCAGCCTCTGCACCTGGATGACCATCAGGATGCCCAGGATGAGCAGGGCGAGCCATGACACTACCAGCCCGATTAGGGGACGTATGCCGACTAGGAACGGGCGCGTGTTCATGGGTCGTGGCCGTTCTTCAGGTTAAGGATTGTGCGTTCGAGCGCCCGGTTCAACCGTTCGCAGGCGTACAGGTCGGCTTTGGCTTCGTCGCGTTGGCGGATCAAGTCGGTGATCCTGTCCGCCTGTTGTTGGGCGGTGTTGTTGGTGGTGGTGCGCCGCCCCGATATGAGTGTGTAGATGAAGCCGACAACGGCGACGAAAAGTACAGCGACGGTGGCAACGTCGGTGCCGCTGTTGGCGAGCTCATCACGGATCATGGGTTCCGCCTGGGCCATCTCTGGCAGAACCGCAGATCGGCCGGGGCCGCCCGGCGGTGGACGAGGGTTTCACGGTGTTACTCGACCGCGATGGTGCCTTCGTCCTCACCACCGCTTGAGCCGACGACCTTGATGTGTGACTCGCCGACGAAGTCGCGGCCGAACGCGACGTAGGCGGTGCCGTGGTTCGGCGGGTTCTTTTTCTCGACCGGTTCGGCGTCCCCCTGCGCGGCCTGCACCGATACGGTGCGGCCCTTCACGACCGCCTTGTTGTAGCTGAACAACACGAGCTTGCGTTGCCCTGTCTTCTCTACCGCCATGCTGCCTCCCTCGTTAGGTGCCCTTGACGCGTGGCGCCTCGGATACGTTAAGGATCGCGCGCTTCGACGCGCGCTCCCCCATCGGGTGAGTCACCCCGAGATGCGTGTGGCTGCGGCCGGGGTCGCCCGGCCAGTTACCCACAAATCCGATCACCTGGCCTTTCTTGACGCGCTCCCCCACCTTCACGTTCCGGCCGCCCTGGTGCGTGTAAAAGTAGAGTAGGCCGTCGCGGGTCATCAGGTACGTGTTCCACCCGAAGATGTCGCCGTCGATGACGCCCTCGTTCGGGTTGTGGCCGGACAGCTTCCAGACGGTTGCGAGCTCGACGGCGAGGATCGCTGTCCCGCCCGCGGTCATAAAGTCGAGCGCCCAGTTGTGGGCGAGCCCGGCGGTAGGGTGGAGTCCCGGCTTGTTGCCATACATGAGCACGTGGCTCGCGGCGCCGAGCGGGTGCGGGTAGCAGAGTTTACGGGTTGTGGTCATGCTGCTCCTTCGGCCGCGGGGTTTCTACGGATAGCGGCGTAGCCCGTTTGTAGTACAGTTGTGGTATGGAACCTAAGACAGTCATCCAGGTACGGGTCGCCCCGAAGATGCGTGACGAATTGCAACGTCTCGCCGACGAGCTCGACATGAGCCTCTCCGAGTTCGTGCGCGTTACGCTCCAGGGCTGGCTCGCCCGCAAGCAGTACGAGGAGGAGAAGTGAGACTCACGCTCGCAGCGGTGGCCGCAATGGCAGCGCTCGCCGCCCCGATCAGCGCCAACGCAACACCGTCCTGCCACTGGACGCACTTCAAGCGCGGCACCACCACCTACTACGTCCAGACCTGCGCCGTCAAACGCCACGTCGTCAAACACCACGCGACCAAGTGGAACAAGGCAGGCCCGGGCGGATACAACACCGTGACGCCGCGTATCGGCTAGCACGCGCTCACCACGAAGTCACGATCACGACGCCGGGGCCGCCCGAACCACCATGCCCGCCGGTGGTGCCGCCCCGGCCGCCGCCTCCACCACCTCCGCCGTAGGAGCCGCCTACCCCGCCAGCGCCGCCTGTTACGGTCGCGCCGCCACCACCTCCGCCGCCCTGCCCCATATGGGCCTTGTTGCTGCCAGGGCCTCCCGCGCCACCGGCGGCGGTACCAGCGTTCGCGGCGGTACCGAGCGCGGTGCCGACGTCGCCGCCGTTACCGCCCGCCAAGGCTGCGCTCCCACCGGAGCCGCCACCGGCCGCCCCGAAACTTGAGAAACCGCCGTTATTTCCGGCGGCGGTGTTCTGGCATGCGGCGCCGCCGCCCCCACCCCAGGCGCTCGAGAATCCGGAATACGCGCTCCCCGTGGCAGTGCCGCCACCGGCGCCGCCGTGCCCGGAGTTATCGACGCCGTCCAGGGATCCCGCCGGTGGGCCGCCATGCCCGCCCGTAGCAACGTTCACAGGCGTACCCCCGAATCCCAAGCTCCCGCCGCCGCCGCCGCCGCCAGCGTCAGCGGCCGAACGTCCCCGACTTCCCCCGCCACCGCCGGACGCGATCACGAAAATATTGGCGGGAGAGGCAGCCACCCCGCCGAAGGCGGCGTAGCCAGCCCCTACACCTTCGGCGCCGGCGGCACCGCCCGCAGCACTGGCAGACACATGGACGGCCACGGTCGCAGCCAGATCCACCGCACGAAACCTCTGGATCGAACACGCGCCGCCACCGCCACCGCCACCACCGGAGCCGGTGCCCGAGAAGCCGCCGCCACCACCACCTCCAGGAGCGACACAGATCACCTCAACCCACTGAGCCCACGTCGGTTTCGTCCACGTCGAGTCACCCGCGGTGAACACCTGAACGTCGGTGGGGTTCTGCAGCGTCGCCGCGGGAGTGATCGCATTCGTTGTAATCGTCCCCGTGTACTCGGCTGACGCCTGGTTGAGCACGTAGACGTAGGCGAGCACCACGTATCCGGTCGGGTCGGCGGGCTGCGCGTTTAGCCCGTCGTTGACCGGCCCGGCCAGGACGCTGATGGTGCCGCTCGAGTCGGAGACGATCGTGTCGATACGGTCCTGTGTCGCGTCGGCTGTGCCGATGACGACGTTGCCCGCGGTGACGGCCGCTATCGCGTTCTGGTAGACGACCTGGCCGGCGGCGACGTCGACGCTCATGTTCGCCCCTGCGCCTCGCTGTGCGACGGTCGGGTTGATCGTCGCGCCTGTTCTCTGGAGATAGATGCTCACGCCATCCTCTCTACGGGCTCATCATCCAAGTCACGACCCAATCCTTCTCGGTGATCTCGTGGCGGATCGACCGCAGTTTGGCGGTGATCGAGATCCTCGAGCCGCCGCCGGGCGGCTGGAAGTTGAACGTGTACGGGACGCCGAAGTCTGCGGCGAGCACGACCGGGAACAGGACGCTCGGGTTCGCGAGCGGCCGGATCACGATTTGCTTGAGCCGGTAGGGGTTGAGCCCGTTCAGGGACGAGGCGATCGACGCGGCGACGGTCTGCGCGGCCGCCTGCGTGGTGGCGGCGGTGTTGCGGGCGAACACTCGAGTCCCGTACTTGCCGGTGGTGTAGTTCGACCCGACGTTGGCGGTGACGGTGTTCGGCTGGTTCTGCGTCCACGGGCCCGCCGGCCCGGTCGCGGCGGTCAACTGTACTTGCGTATACCAGTAGCCGCCGCCGACGCCGCCGTCCGGGGTGTAGAACGGGAGTTCACCGGCGCCGTCGCCGAACGTGCCGCCCGAGGTGGCGGTGGCGGTGAACATCGCGTGGGTTGTCAGCACGCCGGTGCGGTCCTGGTAGAGCACCTGCGCCTGTCCGTTCGCGACGTCCTGCATCGCCGAGAGCACGTCGACGCCCTGGTACAGCTGACCGGCCGTCAACAACTGCGACCCGGCAACGAACGACCTAGGACCGGCGGGCCAACCTGCGGCGTTGGCGAGGTCGGTCAGCCTGGCTACGGCGGTGGTGGAGATGTACGCGCTCGATGCGATCCGGGTGAACGTGAGCGCGCCGAAACTCTCGATGCAATTCGCTTTGACGACCGCGTCCTTGTCGACCGTCCAGTCGGGAACCCAGTCCTCGACCTGCATCTGGATCTGCTGATACGCCGTCCCGGTGGTCGGGTAGTAGCAGGTGATCCTGGCGGGTCGTGCGGGCACCATGTTCGCGTTCGTGATCGGGTCGTAGGTGCGTGTCCGGTTGTTCAGCGTGAACTGGCAGGAGCCCGCAGACACGGTCTGGAACTCGTCGTTGCGGCCGCGCTCCCAGACGACCCCGTCGGCGAAGCGCACGTCACCTGTGACGTCTGTGTAACTCGGGCTGGCGGCGTTCCAGTTCGACGTGAAGTCGACCTCGACCTTGACGAACGCCGACCCGGCGTTCTTGAGCGGCTGGACGGCGGCCATCTAGCGCGGCAGCCCGTTGCCGCCCCACCTTGTCTGTTCGCCCAGGTATGTCTGCACGGAGCGACCGACGACACGCCCGTCAAGCTCGACGGTGGTGTGTAGGTGGATCGGCTGGCCGCCGCGTGCCGGGATCACCGTCTCGTTCTTGTGGAGCATGGCGAGTCCGTCGGCGAGCGCGGTACCGCCGCGGGCGAAGTGGACGGCGTGGCTCGTGAGCTGCTCGACGAGGCTACCGCGCGTGTTGGCGCCAGTGCCGGTCGGCCCGACGCTCGAGGCGATCAGCGAGCCGAGCTCCTGCCCGCCCATCGGCAGCCGCGACGCTGCCTGCATCCACGAGATTTGTTGGCCGGGCGTGCCGGTCTCGAACGTGATGCCGGGGTAGTTCTTCTTCCACGCGTCGAGCATCTTCGAGTCGACGACGCCACCGGCGGCGCGCCACAGCCCGTGGCGTAGCTGTACGCCGCCGACGTGGGTTGCCCGAATCGCAGCCTGCGCCTGCGCGCGCGGGCCGAGCAGCCCGGCGAGGGCGGTACCGATCGGGGTCTCGTTGCGATCTGCCCCCCAGTCATTAAGGTACATCGCTGCCGCCCGATACTCGGGTACGTCTGGCAGCCCGGTCGTCTGCGACAGCTTCGGGTTCTTATTGAGCTTCGGCAGCACCGGCCCGCCGTCCTGGAAGTGCCCGAACCAGTTCAGGTGGTTGAGCGCCGGCAGGCCGATCTTGCGGGTCGCGGAAGACTTGAGCACGTACTCGCCGTTGTGCAGCATCGCGAGCCCCGCCTTTGTCTTGCCGCCCTCGGCGTGGTGCGGAAGGCTGCCGGCGCTCGTCGATGGCAGCGCGGAGCTGGCGCCGGTCAGGTTATTGATCGCGGCGATCAGTTCCCGCATCGACTTGTTCAGGTCGCCCATCGCGCCGACGAACAGGGACTGAGCGGCGTTCCAGTCCGACCCGGCCTCGACCGTCCCCGGCGTGATCCCATACTTTTTGAACAGCGCGTTGATCTTGGCCCGGATGGATTTGACCTGCTCCTCGGTTTTAGCCCCTGCGGCCTGTTGCTCGAGTCCCGCCAACTGCCTTTCGAAATCGTCCTTGTCGGCCTTCTGTCGCTCGGCGAGCGTCTTGGCGTTGGCGTCGATCTGCGCCTGTACCTTCGCGTCCGCGATCGCCTTCTCGGCGGCGGCGATAGCCACGGGATCCCCGGACGCCTGCGCGGCGACGAGCGCCTGCTGGCGCTGGTCCTCTGCCGCCGCGTCGGCTGCCGCTTTCTGCGCGTCCTGCTCCGCCTTGAGTTTCTTCGCGAGCGCCCTGGTCTTCGGCGAGCCGCCCCCGGCGGTATCGAACGCGCCCGCCGCCGCGGACGTGAACGACGCCATGCTGGACGCGAGGTCGGTTTTGGCTTTGGCGAGCGCGATCTTCGCAGCGCGGATGGCGCCCTCGATGATCGTGATGACAGCGTTCCCCATCGCGGTCGCGACGCCGGTGGCCGCGCTCTGGATGCCGACGCCGACGCTGGTCATCATGTCCGCGCCGATCTTCTTGAACAGCGGCGAGATCGAGTGCACCTGCGACTTGGCGCGGATGGCGACCTCGGCGGCGGCGGCGATCGCGGACGCGGCAGCCTGGACAGGCCCGATCATGCTGCTAATCCCGCCGGCAAGACTGGAGCCGATCGACACGCCAACGTTGCGGGCCGCCCCGGCCACGGAGGCGCCGGTCGTCTGCACCGCACCCCGCGCCTTATCGAATACCGTCTTGACCTTCCCAGCGGCGTCGATAGACGCCAGCTTGGCCTCGAGGCTGGCCTTGATCTTCTGGATGTCCGACACCCAGCCGGTACCGGGGATGTGGACGCCGAGGATCTTCGTCGGGATATGCGTGAACGGCTCGATGATCGCGATGGCCGCACTGATCGCCGAACTCTCGAGGAACCGCCAGGTCGCCGATAGCCCCGACTTGATGCTGTTCCACACGCTCTGCGTCACGTTCTTAACGGCTGTCCATCCCCGCTCGAAGATGCCCAGGATCGCATCCATTGGGCCTCTGGCGAGCCCTGCCAGCAAGTTGAACGAGGCTCGGACGAGGCTCACGATGCCGTTAAGCGGCGCCATCACGATGTTCTTCAAGTCACCCCAGAGCGCCGACCACCGTCCGTGCAGCAGGTCGGAGAAGATCGCAACGGCGGCCTTGACCTCGTTGAGTTTCTCAACGACCAGAGATGCGATGACCGGCCACACGGCTTGCACGACAGCGCGCACGTCCTCGAACACGGCCTTGAGCGTCGCGAACGTGGCGCGGAGATCGTTCACCACCGTCTTGGCCGTCCCGGCGCTCATCCCCATCTTTTCGAGCACCGCCTGGAGTTGCTTCGGGGCGACAACGGCCGCGGTGATTGCGGCGGTTACCGCGACGATCGCGGCGGCGAGCAGAATCCACGGCGAGGCGAGCGCGTCGAGCACGGCCATGCTGCCCGCGACAACGTCGATGGCGGCACCCAGGATCATCAGGGCCGGGCCGATGAGGGCTATAGCGCCGACAGTGATCTCCGCCCATTTCTGCGTTGACGGGCTTAGCTTGTCGAACCAGGAGAGCGCCCTGGACAGGTAGCCGACGACCTTATCCAGAACCGGGATCATCACCTTCCCAAGTTTTTCCCCGACGTTCTCCAGTTGCGCCTTGAACTGGGCCATGCCGCCCGATGCTGTTTGCGCGTACGCCTGCGCCTGACCTTTTAGTCGCTTCGTGACCTCGGCGATGACCTCATTGCCGGTCTTCATCTTGTCGGCGAGTTTTGCTGTTGCTTTCTCCTGCTCGGTGATCGGCTGCTTCGACTTCTTATGGGCCTCTTTCAGCGCGTCCATCGCCGTTGTCGCCGGGATCACGTTGATACCCAACTGCTTCACCGCACGCGCAGACCCGGTCATCGCCTGCGCCAACATCTGAGACGCCGCACCGAGTTCGATGTGCTTGAACCGAGCTAGGTCCTCCGCCGTCCGCAGATCCACTACAGCCTTCGTGCCGCTCTGCGTCGCAACAACCATTTTCGATAGGCCCTGCTGAATATCGATATTCGTGAACCCGAGCTTCCGCCCGGCATCCTGTGCGCCGTTCAACTGGCCCGCGAACCCCTTCACCGATAGCCCGGACGATTTGACGGCCGCGTTGAGGCGCCCCATTGACGCCTCCGAATCCATTGCCATCTTCACGGCGACCACGCCGACGCCGACGATCGGCAGCGTCACGCTCTTAGTCAGCGTCTTCCCGAACGACTCCATGCTCGAGCCGACCTTCTGCATCTTCCCGCCGAACGTCGACGCGGCCGCCGATGAGCGAGTCAGGGCGCGCTCGAGCCCGACGGTGTCGCCGGTTATGACGACCTCAAGTTTGCGCGGCACGACTCACCCCCTCACGGCTTCATAAAGTCCCAGCAGGCGTTTAACTGCTGCGGGGACATGTCGGCGATGTCCGACGGGCTCAGCCCGCAGAAGTGCCCGAGCGAGGGAGACCAGTAAGACTCTGGTCGCTCACCGGGAGGACCGAAACGGTGCTCGAACTGTCGCCAGAAGATTCGCTCCTGCCGGAGTCGCTTGGCTCGGGCTCGCTGGCGGTCTCGGTCGGTTGCGCCGGGGGGAGAGCATCATCCTCCACCACGGCCTCGTCCTCGTCGTCCTCGAGCGTGACCGACCCGGCCGGTGCATCCCAGAGCAGGTCCTCCGCGCCTTCCTTGCCCTCGCGTTCCATGACGATGACGGCGAGCGCGACAACCATGTCGTTGTCCCCGACCTGAAATGCCTCCATGAACTCGCCGGCCCGCAGTCCGGTCATCTTCTTGATCCTGTGCAGCTCCCGGTTCGTGAAAAACGTGATGTCCGCCGCGTACTCGCCGTCGAGCCCGGGCACGTCTGTGACAATTAGCCTCACCGCTTCCTCCTTGTCAGAACCCGGCCTCGCCGCCGAGCTTGTCCAGCATCAACTCGAGCCGCGCGACGACCGCTTCCTCCTTGTCGCCGAGGGCCTTCATCAGGTACCACATCTGGTGCGACCCGAAGTCCGGCCGCATCCCCGTCGTCTTCCGGTACCGCTGCTCCACCACCGCCGTCGACCCCCGCACGCGCGGGCGGAACCCCCCCGCCGAACGGGGAGAGACGTGCATGAAGCCGGCGGCGGCCTCCTGCCTGACGATCAGGGCGGCCGCCGACAGTTCCCGCTGAATGTCGCGGCGGAGCTGCTTGTCGATCTGGCCGAACGCCCGGACGAGCTCGTTCAGCCCCTCGACCTTGACCGCCCCTGCCATCGGGCTACGTGGTCGCCATGACGACGGCGCCGGTGCAGGTGAACTTGACCTGCGTGTCGGAGCGGTCGCCGACCTTGCCCGACAGGGGCATGTAGTCCATCAGCAGACAGGTCGCGGTGAACGACGGGTTCGTCGTCGAGACTGCCGCGTTGAGCGGAACGATCGCCACCGTAAACCCGGTGCTCGAAAGCAGCGGCCACAGGGTGGCGTTCACTTTCGCCACGGCGAAGTCCTGCAGGAACGTCACGGTGATGGTGTCCGAGCGCAGGCCGACCGCGTGTTGCGTCGCAGTTGCGCCCATGGCGGTGATGTCTACGTCGTTCTGCGAGATGGCAACCTCGACCGAGTCGACGTGGTCTGACAGGTCAACCCCGTTCGCGGTGACCTTGGCATTGGTGAGAATCACAACACCCACTTGTCGCCCCTTCCCCTAGATTGTGCCGCCCCGGATCGGGGGCTGGCTTACTGCGCTGCGGCTACGCGCCGCAGATGACGTACACGTCCCACTCCGCGCCGAGCACGGAGGAGCCGTCGGAGCGCACATACTCCTGGTAGGCGCGGCACTCCCTTACGTCCAGGTCGGAGCACGCCCCGCCCAGAGTCTTGTCGGTCTCGATCGCGTCCTGCACCGACGATGCCGAGCCGGTGCCGATCATCTCGTCGAGCAGCTTCTGCGCCCCGATGTCGCTGACGGCGCCGACGAACGCGAACACGACCATGTACCAGTTCTCGGAGCCGCCACCCATCGCCTGCCCGTACTCGACACCCACATCGGTGGAGGGCCGTACCCAGATCGTCGGCGGCGTCGGGTTGCTCAGCACATAGGCAGAGACCTGCTCGACACCGGCGACGCTCTGGAGGTTGGCGGCGAGGCCGGCGCGGATCGCGGCGAGCGAACTCACCCGCTCGGCCGCTCACGCTGGTAGTCGGCGACAAGGAACCTGACGGACGGATCCGTGACGGCGAGACGGGTGACGGCGCCGACGTCCATCCCGATCGCAACGACGCCGAACGGCGCCTCCCGAGCGCGGCGGAGCAACTGCGTGGCGAGGATCGTGACGGCCTCGACGATCGCGCCCGGTACCGCCGCCCACCCGAACTTCCCGGTCACCTCGACCGAGCGCGGCCACGGCGGCAGAGCCCTCCCCCACACGAGGTTGACGGTGGCGCGCGTCCACGGCCTACCGTCCGAATCGGCGTTGTTCGGCTCGAGCACGAACCACTGGTTCAGCGTCCACGCCTCCTCGTAGATCCCGTCGCCGTTTCGGTCGACCTTCAAGCTGGTGAGCGTGATCAAGTCGTCGATCAGGCAGGTGCTGCCGGTCTGCGGCGTGTAGTGCCTCACCTGGTTGGCGTCGCTGTCCGGGTAGAACCGGCGGTTGCAGGCGCCTTCGATGCCGCGCGATGCCGCCTCGATCGCGGCGGTCACGTCGTCCTCCGCGAACGTGGTGCCCGTGAGCTCGAGTGTGGCCTTGAGTTGCTCGTTGGTGAGGTAGACGGTCACGCGCCCTCCGAGGTGATGCGCACGAGGATGTAGGAGTCGTTGGGGAACGTCTGGATGCCGCCGCTCTGGTAGGTGACCTGCCAGTCGGCGAGGTAGAGGCCGGAGACGCTCGTGTTCCCGGCCAGCCAGGCGTAAGACACCTTGCCCTTGGAGCCGTCGACGCCGGTGCCGTTCTGGTCGTTCGACGCCGCCGCGTTGATGACGGGCGTGCCGCTGCCGTTGATCGGAGCGACCCTGAACTTGACGGTGGCGTTCTGGATGTTGACGGCCGCGCCGGTGGAGTCCTCGAGCGTCGTGTGGATGATGCTGGTCGTGTCGCCTACGCGGAGGAAGAAGTCTGCTACTGGCATCACGGCCCTTTCATGAGGTGGCCTCGACGATCTCGGTGACGGCCTGGAAGACGACAGGAGCGTCGTCGCGGTCGCCGACCTTGCCGCTCAACGGCGTGTAGTTAGTGATGATGCAGGTGGCGGAGAACGTCGGGTTCGTCGGCCCGGTCGCCAAGCTCTGCCGCGGCTTGGCCGTCACGGTGAACCCCGAGCTCGACAGCAGGCCGGATAGAACAGCGTTGACCTTCGTGACCCCGAAGTCCTGGAGGAAGGTGGCTTGGATGACATCGGTGCGTATGCCGAGCGTCCAACGGGTCGCGGTGTCGCCGTAGCTTGTGACGTCGATCGGGGCAGAGTGAGTGCCTACCTCGAGCGCGTCGAGATGGTCGGAGAGGTCAATGCCGTTGACGATCAGCCCGCCGTCGGTGAGGACACGGAGCGGCGCCAGCACCGGGTGGCCGCCGGCTCTCGCGCCTGTCGCGTAGAGCCTGGCGCGACCCGCACCGGTCTTGCCGAGGTGGAGTTCGTCCCTGCCTGTCGCGTAAAGCCGAGCGAGTCCAGCGCCGGTCTTCTGGTAGGTGTTGCCGCTGGCGGGGATGTACTGCTTGGCTCCGGTCGCATAGAGCCGCGCGAATCCCGCCCCGCGCTCAACATAGGTGACCGCGTTGCTGCCGCCCCCGTAGGCGCGAGCAGCTCCGGCGCCTGTCTTCTGATATCCGACGTGGCCGCCGACTCTGCTGCCCGAACCGTAGATGCGCTGGACGATTGTGCCGCCGCCCCACGGCGTCGCGCTCCAGGCGTCGCCCCACCCGACCGTCTTAAGGTTGCTGCCGGTCTCGACGTAGACGCACGCCTTGCGGCCCGCCGCGTACGCCCTCGTTGCTCCCGCTCCGGCCTTCTGGTAGACGATGCCACCGGCCACCTGTTCCGGGAACGGCACAAGCGGCGATACGCGCCTGCCGGTGGTGCCGCCAGTTCTACTTCCTGCTGCGCTGAGCCGAGCGACCCCGGCGTTGCGCCGGTTGAGCAGGCTCGCGTCCTTGCCTGCCCCGTACAGGCGGACTGCCCCGACCCCCGTCTTTTGGTAGACGGTGCCACCGGCACCGAGCGGGTAGTCGCTCGAAGTCTGAGATACCGCCAGGGCGTCGAAATTGATCGTGCAGAAAACCGAGAACCCGGTCGTGTGTCCTAGGTAAATACCGTTAACCGTGGAGGCGGCAACCGCATACGTAATCTGCGTCTGCGCGGCACCATCGAGTTGGTAATCGACAACCCACGGATTTGCACTCTGGTTTAGACGAACATCGAGCAGATACCACTGGTTGACGACCGGCGTGATGGCTGAGAGATGATCCATCGTCTGCGCCGTGCCATTGATCCAGCCGAACTTGTTAGCGGTCAGGTCGTAGCCGAAGCGAGGACCGCCGTTGAGCGTCATCAGTTCGATCCCCTGACTGGGAATAGCCGTCAGGCGGATGTAACAGCGTACGACCGTAATCGCGCCGGCAGTAAAGGACTTGAGCCCGTAGCACGGGTCGCCGTTCATCTTCGCTGACTGAACCCCAGTCTTGAAGACGGTGGTATCAAGCGAGGCGTTCGAGTTCCCGGCGGGGAAGATCGACGCAATCGTCCCCGTCTCGAAGTCCTCGCTCAGAACGAGCGTGGGGGGTCCGCCCGCCCTGCTTCCAGTCGCGGAGAAGTGGGCGACACCCGCGCCTGTCTCGCCGTAGGTGACTTGCTTAGTGCCGTATCCCTTGGGCATCTACGTCAGCCACGCGAACCCGGTCTTCGTGTAGGTGGTACCACCAGCCGACGGAGGCGCGATCGCGATCAGGGTGGACTGGCTGTTGCTCGACGCCCCCGTGGCCGTGATCGACCCTGTCGCCGCGTGCGATCCCTGCAGTAGGTCGGCGAGCAGCACCGACGCGTTGACGATGGCCGGGTGCTGCCGGTCGTTGTACGACCCGGGCGGAGTATAAGTGGCCCCGGAAACAGAGTTGCCGCACGCGAACACCAGCATGCAGCCGTCCACGCTCGGCGAGATCGTCGTGGCCGTAAACGACGTCGACGTCAGCCGGTTGAACGCGCTCGACGTGTCGATCGGCGTCGTCGTGTTCCCGCCCGTATACGCCGCCATTGCCGCCGCCGAGTCGCCGGTCGTGATCGTCACGTTGTACGACGCCGGCTCGCTCGCAGCAACCCGGTAGTAGGTTTGGCAGCTCGGCCCGGTCGCGGAAACAGCCTGAATGGACGTCCACCCGGACGGGGTCGACGGCAACCTGCCGGAGCCCGCCACCACCACGATCAAAATGAGGATGTCGTCGTTCGCCACCCCGGCCGGGACGTTGATCGTGAGCGTGCCGCCACCGACCAGCGTCTTGTTCGTGGCGGACCGAAACGCGACAGCCATCTATGTCACCGCCACCGATTTCCATACGTCAGAGGTAGCAACCTTTATCCATATCTTGTACGTCGGGCCGGTGCTGCTAAAGGTGGCACCTAGCGTCCCGAGAGGGGTTAGAGCACCTGTCGAGAAATCTGCGTCGGCAATCGTCAGCGTACCGCTGCCGCTCTTGTACTTCACCGGGATCCCTGCCCCGGGATGCCAGATCGTGTACCCAAACGTCGACGGGCCGGAGTCCGCGAACTTGTTCTTCTTCCCGGCAGTTCCCGTCGTCGTAACCGGGGCGAGGATGATGTTGCCGCTCGCGTTGACGTTCGTGTTCGTCAGATATGTGCCGATCGAGTTGTCGCCCACGGTCGTGATCCCGCCGATGAACTGGCAGTTCTGAACCGACCCGGTCACCTTGTAGTACGGGTTCGTATTGTCGGCGCTCTCACCGCTGTTGTTGAGGAACGTACTGTGGTCGGTCGTGTCGCTGTCGAGCTGGAACGCGATCGATGTGCCTTCCATGTAGTTGTCCTGGCACGTGGAGTGGAAGAAGTCGCCTTGAAGCTGCACCCACGGCGCCGACCCGCTGTAGAACCCGACGTTGTCCCGGACAACCCAGCTGTTGTAGTTCACGCCGGTGCCGAACAGCGCGAGCGGCATCCGCACCGAGTTGCAGTCGATGATCCTGCCCCACGCACTATCGGCGTTACCGCCGGCGGACTGCACGTACACCGCCGGGCACG